GCATTGTGTGACTTACGGGATACAGTGCAGTGAGGTCCCTCACGACTGGGACCGGTGCGTACAGGCGAGAGAGAGGAGAAGGCTTCATTCTCTTAGTCTACGAGGTGAAATGTGAAATGACAGGATATGCGGAGTGGAAAAAGTTAGATCGAAACGTAGTGGTCGTCGCCAAGTGCGGATCTGGTGGCGACTGGGCAGCGTACATCGGTGCGGTCGAAGGCAAGCATCCAGAAGAAGAGCTCAAAGCGATCATGGACTCGGGCACGAAACTTTCGCGTAAAGTGGCTGCAGCGATTTTTCCAGACTGGGCTGCCGACAAGAAATTGAAGTGGAGGGACTGAGCATGGCGAATGAGTACAAGGTCTCGGGCTACGACTTTGTGGTCCTCTGGTTCTACAGCTGGAAGTACCACATTGGAATGCGTCGACTGCTCTGCGCCTACGGGAAGCGAGCGAAATGAGAAACCGAACCGAGCCCAGATGGAGTGAGCAAGTGCGCATGGTCCAACGCTGCGTCAAACCTCACAACGCCGTCGATATCAAGTTTTGCGCCATGAGTGAGTTCTGTGTGGGCTGCGATGGAAATCCCGAGCCCGCTTCCGTCTGCGAAAAAGCGTTCAAAGCTCAGCCGAAAAGGAGAGATCTCTGTTGAGAGTCTTCAGAAAAGCCCTGCTCACACTGTTAGTCGCCTGGCTTCTGTATGAATTCTTCCACTGGTTAATGAGCGTGGGGATAGGCTAAGCCATGAGCAAAATTGCAAGTTGGTTAGTTGTCGCGGTTCTCCTGGTCTCAGGTGTCGCGAAAGTCTTGTCTTACGTGGGGCAAGCGAGCGGCGTCGGAGTTGAAGGGAACGCTGCGAACGCGGGCCTCATTCCAGTCGTCGGGTTGCTTGGCATGCACCTGCTTTCTTTTGCACTTATCGCGGTCGACGTCTCCGTGTTGAAGGCAGTTGACTACGCGAGCAGCAAATCTCTGGCCAAGTACGCGAACGGCCAGCTGATCGTTAAAGGTGTTGTGCTCGTTCTCCTGGTCCTTCTGTTTACACTGGTTCTAGTGGACCTTGCGATCAACGTCTCAGTTTGGGGGTCGACGATTTGAAGTACAAAGTCACAGTGCGAGCCAAAACGCATGAGAGTGGATGGAGACAGAGGACCTTCCTTCAGGAAAGCGAGAAGTCAACCGAAGATCTACGCAAACAGGTCTTGAAAGAGTACGACATGTTTCCTTTCGTTCGGGTCAGCGTGTCAAATCTGCAGGAGACTGAAATGCCGACTCAAGATAAGCCGTGGAAAGGCGTCTGTTGTAGAGCGTGTTGGTTTGCGAAAGAGAAGCGGTGTCGATGCAGCTGCAAAGGCAAGAACCACGGGAGCGGTGTGTCAAAGCATCTTCCTGATTACCTTGAGACTGAGGAGAAGGCTTTTCGCACGCAAGTCATGAAGATCGTTGAACGTAATCGAGAAACTTTGGAAGGTCTACGGGACGCAGATCGGCTCACGCCGGGGGGCTCATGCAAATGAGACGTCTTGAGGACCAGATCGGCATCATTCTGTATAGGTATCTGGGCAGCAAGAACGCGGATTACCCGATGAACAGCTTTGACGCGCTAAAGATGGTTCAGTGCGCAGAAGAATTGGCAGATTTCATTCGTCGAGGTCGATGGAAATGAGCGCGGATAGTGAGTCGAAATTTGTGGTAAAAGAGATCTGCTTGAAATGTGGTTTTCCCAAGCAGTATAACGAAAGGACCTGCCGAGCTTGCGGCGGCCCCATTGGCGAGCGAGTCGTCAAACGCACGCCAACAAAGGAGCTGACCTGAAATGAGCTACACATACGGCGTTGTTCATGGAATTGCCACTTGCGAAGATTGTGGATGGCACACTGACAGCTACAAGAACGCTCAGGCGATAGCCAAAATTCACGCGAAAAAATACGGCCACAAGGTCAGGGGCGAACTTGGCATCAGCTTTGAGTATGATTATCGCGGAGTTCCAAAAATCACGAGAACAAAGTGTAATGGAGGTTTGAGAAATGGTAGATGAGTCGAAGCCGGTGCATGTCTACGTTACCGAGGGCCTTCTACAGAAGGTTAGGCTCAAACTGAACGTGAGCCCGAAAATGCCGGCCACTTACGTGGTCGACACGGCCTTGCGCGAGTACCTAGAGATGCCGGCCAAAGAAAGTGAGGTGAGGGTGCTTGAGCAGCAGCCAAGACAAGCAAGTCCGTGACGCATTGGAAACTTTCTCGGACGGCTTGGAAGCCATCAGTGTACAGCTGCGTCAGAACCTCGGCCTAGCAACGAAGAAAGAAGGCAAAGCCGCGCTGGATCTGTCAAAGATCAACTGGCGAGACATGCCAGGTACGGAAGGCAAGGGTCCGTTCAGAATGGCTCAGGAAGACGCGAACGATCGGAACCCCGTGTTTGATGCGCTACGCAAGCACCTCTTTGAGAATCAGGGCAAGACAACGATCGACGGCAACTTTGTGTGGTTGTTCCCTGACCAGAAAGCGATCGGAATGAAGTCGCGTAAGAAGGCGGTGACAGCATGATACCCGCGCCACCAGTAACCTATCGCATCTTCCGCGTCGACGTCGACCAGATCAAGGGTCACGATCAACACTGTGCCAGTTGTCGATGGGAAGCCACAGTCCAATATGTTCTAGCGCAAAGTCAGAAACAAGCTGAGTCCATGGTGAGGAAAGGTGAAGCTGGGCTCTGCGGCGACTGCATGTGTGGCATGATCTCAGGAAGCGACGCTGAGTCAAAGACGAACCGACGCGAGTATGTTGTGGTTTCGAGGGACAAGCCATGAGCAAAACCAACGCGCTTTTCGACATTCGCCACGGAAACGTTTGCTCTCTATGTGAGAAGCGACTGAATTGGACGCCGACCGCGGACGCACAAAACAAGCCGATCGCTCTCACTACCAAACGGGCAATCTGCGCGGAATGTTACAAGAAACTGAAGGAGAAATACCACTGATGAGCATCGAGAACCTCAAGAAGTTTGATGAGCGCATGCAACGACTACGCGACGCGATCTTGGCCAAGGCCGCTGAATACCGCAAGAGCGGTGAGCCTGAGCTCGCGGAAATCTTTGTGAAACACGTCGACGACTTCATCGACTATTACGCTCGGACCGGGCGGCTGTTGACGATGAGAGAGTTTCAAGCGATCGCCGGCACCACCGCTGAAAAAGCTGTGCTTGCACGGATGGCCAGAGAGAAGGGGGTGAAAAACTAATGGCGAAGAAATGTCAACCGTACCCGTGCCCTTGCAACATTTGTCCGTCAAAAGAGGGCAAGCCCTTCTTTGAGTTCTGCGTTCCCGAGGAGAACGAAAGTTGCATTCCAAGGCTACGATGGGTCGAGCAGTGTTCGCTAGGTGGAGGGAACGCGGTACATTGTCAACGAGGAAGGCTACAGGCGTGAAGCGACCTCGAGATCCTGACTTGCGCTCACGGCAGCCGCTCCTCGCATGGGTAGCCAGGACCCTCAAGAAGCCTATTGACAGGGTCACGGTCAAGTTCTGCGCGGACAAAGACAGCTGCGGGCACAAGACGTTCAAGCGCATGCACACTCATCCGCGGTACTATGTGGTATGCCTCAATGAGGGAAATTGTACGATGCAGCGACCTGAGTCTGTTACCGTGGACCTGAGTTACATCGACGTGCCAGATGAAGAGGGAGACGAATGAGACGCCGGCATCCAGACAACTATGTTCAACTCAAGTGTGAGCAATGCGGAGGAGAATTCGCAAGAACCAAAAGTAGCATTGCGAAGAACGCTAGACTCGGCTACCGCAATTATTGTTGTCGAAGCTGTGCCAATGAAGCTGCGAAGGAAAGGGCAGCCGCTTGGCATGAAGCAGATCGAGGTATCAGACTATGATGTCACGAGGGGGTGATTGAATGAGCGAAGACATGGGTATACTGATGATAGGTTTCGACGAGAAATCTATTCACGTTTTGGTTGAGCTTGGCCTCATGACCGATACTGAGGAGAAAAACATCGTTCACCTGGTCAGTCAGTTGCAGCGTGCTGAACAGAAGATCACGGCAAGAGCGTCCATTGAGTTGACGCGCATGTTACACGAGTTTTTTGCCCCTGAACGCATAGGGCTCGCGTGGGCTGTGACCCAACACTTGATCGAAACGTCGATGCGGTTCAGTGCATTGACTGAGGACCGCAAGGCTGAGGCACTGGTCAAAATGAAGGACCAAGCTATGCAAAGAATGCAAGAAGAGATGGCGAAATTACATCTGCCACCGCAAAGGCAAGAGTCAACGAAAGATGTAGTGTAGTAGAGGTGAAAGAGTGAGTCCAATAAGCCAAAAAATGTACGAAACAAGAACAGAACGCGACTGGAAACGGGTGAAAGTGAAAACGAACAAGGTTCTTCGTAACGGGGTCATTGAAATCCCGTCTGGAACCGTGTGCGAGATATATCGAAAGGCAGGCGGGTTCGCGTTGAAAACCCAGCCTTGCGTAACGTGCGGCGTTGCTGTCATGATTAGCAAGGTTCCGCCCCGAGACGTCGACGTGTGGGAGGTGCAGACATGAGAATAGAAATCGATGAGAACCTCGAGAAATTACTCGACCAGATTCGCAGTGAGAACAGTTGGGCGTGCACAGGAAAAGGTCACAGCGACACCGTGCGCTTTCTGGCCCGGTACTACCGTGAGAACAAAGATGTCGTCAAGATCGTTGACGAAGCGTTCGGCAAGATCGGCGACATACTTGAAGGTTGTTTCACCCATGCACTACGCGAGACGATACGAAAGATTTTGCCAGACGAGGGATCTCTGAAACTCGATATCCACAAGAAAAGGGACGGTTCAGAGCCATGACGCGTAGGATCCAGTGGACTGCGTCTCTTCACCGTCTCATTCCCGGCGCCAGGAGATCTCTGACACAGCCAATTAGCGTCACCGTCAGATGTGGTCAACATGGACATTGAGCAAGTGTTAGCTCGCTATTCAGCACCGTCGACGTATGAGAAAAAGAACGACCTCACTCCGACGTCGACGTGGAAGCTGTTTCAAGGTTTCCCTGACGTCAAGTTTTACGTTCGAGAAGCTGGGAACAGGAGAACAACTTTGCTCATTGTCTTTCGAGCCGGGTTGACTGACAACTGGTGCGGTTGGATGATTAACGACATTCAAGCCACTGTGATGATACAGAACTTCGCTGCGATCTATGGAGCGATCAACTTGGCCAACGCTGAGGGGCGACCGTTGCTTTGACTACCACAAACGCTTTCCACGGTAGAAGAGACTCTGTTTTGAAGCCTCGAGTGAGTCTTGAGGAGGCGTGTCACCGCCTAGCCCTAATGAGGGGCAGAAAGAGAACATGGAAAAGACAAGGTGAGAGAGAGAAATGAAAAGAAGAACTCTCGTAGCTATATGTTTGTCGATAGCTGTCTTAGCCTCTATTCTCGGTGCAGTGCAAATTGTTCATGCTCCTACACATTGGGGCGGAGGGCGAATAGACATTAAGCCCGCTCCTGTAGGAGAACCGAACATTGTGCCTTGCCCGTGGGCTTGGGGCGGAGGTAGAATCGACACAAAACTCGTTCCCGCGTAGCATAGAGGGCGACTGACATGCACAAGTTTCCCTCTTTTTCTGACATTCGCCGTAAACTGCACTATCTGCTCTATGAGCAGTTGCCGAAGCCGAGAAAAATAATCCAGAACCAAGTCGAGATCATGCTCTTTGCCGCATTCGCGTGGCCAGCTGCATATGTGCTCGTTTGGTTTTGGTTCGGAAACTTGGCACGGTACACATGGGTGCTATTTCTTGTCGAAGCCATCGTCGCGCCCATCGCGGCGGTCGACTGGGTTTGGCATCGTAAGGAAAGAGCCGAAGCTGATAGAACGAAGCAATGTGCATAGAAGGTTGTTGTCTTGGACGAGCACTGGATTCAGCGACGGAATATGCCGGGTTCAAGGGCAGACGCCTCAAGTGTGGTGCTCGATGGCAGACTTTACGTCTTCGGCGGTTACGGACCGCGTGGCGGGTCCGACGTCCGCAAGGAAACTTTGGTTTATGACCCCGCAACTGACAAGTGGGCTCGTGGAGAGGACATGCCAGGCAACAATTCGTACGCTGCTTGCGCATGTGCAGTTGGTCGAAGAGCTTACGTGTTTGGTGGACTGGACCCTGAGCTCTTCGGCCGGAAAACGCTTTATGTGTACGATGCCCCATCTGACACGTGGCTTTTCAGGTCCCCGTTTCCTGTGCACGCCAGCATTCACAGTGCGTCAGCCATAGCGTACAAGGACAAAATCTACATTATCGGTGGCGCCAGAGATGATGAGACTTCGGGGGCGGTCACGGTTTATGACCCGTCAACCGACACGTATGACTCTTCGCTCAAGCCTATGCCTACGCCCAGACAGTTTTTTTCGCTGTCTGAAGTGAACGGCGTGTTGTATGCGATCGGCGGCGGCGGACCGTCAGGTCGTGATCTCTCGATCAACGAAGGCTACGACATCGAATGGGACGCATGGACCACTGAGACACCGATGCCTTACTCGAGATGGGGCTTAGCGCGAGAAAACGCTGCGATGCCTGACGGGTGCATCATTGTATCGCATGGTCTGCAGAAATTGGCCCGAGACAACTTCTTTGCCACGAACAGCGCTTATTCGCCATCGACAAGCACATGGCGATTTCTTGCGCCCGCGGTGCACGTTCGGGACGGCCACAACTGTGCAGTTATAGATGGCAGATACTTCGCGGTAGGCGGCAGAGACGGGTATGGTCCTGTCATGCACAACGAAGAATTTGTGATCGCGCGGAGGTGACTGAACCACAATGAGCAAACCTGGTCAAACGAAAACGATCACGGGAGCGTGCCAGTCGACCAAATACTGCAGTGACAAGACGCCAGGAACCAAGACGTGCTACTTTCCGGGACGCTGCTATTACAAGAAGCCTCTCGAGTAGCCATTCCCTGTTTTCTTTGACATTTTGATGTTAAGGACCCCTACGTTCGGGATAAACCCCTTATAGCGGGGGGTTCAGTATTGATGATAAGGTGCTACAGATGAGACGTGGAAGCAAGCAACATGAAGACGAGTTGCGGAAGACTATCGCTAGTCTCGAAAAGGAAGGATACCGTGTTATAGATTTATGCGGTTATTCTCCAGATGCTATAGCAATCAAAGATGGAAAAATAATCGCTGTTGAGGTCTTAGGCAAACAGTGGAGAAAAAGTCCAACAGGCAACGCCGAACAGTTGCATGCAGGCTGGACGCATTCAGGAAAAAAGAAGCAGTATATGATGTTTGACGATTTGAAAATCGTCACGTTTGTACGAAGTGGCGAAGGCTTCAGCGATCCAGAATTGGCCAAAGCAGTGATGGCGACTCTAGCCCAGTGTCCCACTGGAATACTACGAGCAAATGACATTTGGAAAAGTCTCCCTTGTTCTTTTTCACAGAGACGAGTACGACAAATCCTACAAGAACTTGAGAAAAAACAACTGGTGCAAAGTGAGTTACGATGTGACGGAAGACAGGGTAGATATCGACTATGGAAACTGGTTGATATGAAACTGTCAAAGGCGCCTATATTTCCACTGGAGAAGATAGAAGATAGAAGATAGAAGAAGATATATACGTATACGTATAGTAGTATACGCACAACTTCACGAGGTAGACACTTGTCAGCTGAGCAGAACATCTCATCGTTCTATCGTAAAAAGAACAAGTGTCACAAGGTCACGTTGTACATTCCTAAAGATAAGATGGACTTGTTGGATGCGGTCAAGAAGATTTTTGCGAGAGAAGCTGTGAGTGCGAAGAGATCTTCGCTCAGTCATTTTTTTGTCGAGAAAATGGAAGAGTACCATCGGTTGCACGAGCCCGGGAACCCTCAGCAAAGACTCGACGTAATCCTCAAGACCGGCAAGGCGTACTATGCGCCGGGCCCTGTTTGTCGAGCAAGAGACTGTTTCAGGAATGTGGCAAAAGTTCTTAACTGGAAGAAGTCGAAGACTGAAACCGAACAGGTAGGGCTCTGTGAAAAGCATGCTGAGTTGTGTCTGCGCGAGTTTCCGTTGTCGTATAGTATAATCTTGGAGGCGATGAAAAAGAATGAAGCTACGAAAGAAGCTAGAGAAGTTGGCTAAGGCTCTCCTGACGGTCGCGTCGGTAGTCTGGACATTGTTGCTCATGGCTGCCACAGCGATCTTGGCTCTGTTGACATTTGACAGGGCGGTGGCCTAGCATGAAGAGGAAAACAATAGTCGAACGAAAGACGATGCCGGTGAAAGGCGGCGAAGCATGGGTCGAGACAAGACGCTGGACGAGGAGGAGACCGATGAGAAACAAACTCGTCTATCACGATCTTGATGGGAAACCTCGAGTTCAGAGAGAAGTCTTCTTTATGAAAGGCATGACTACAGGCGAATGTCCTGAGTGCCATCAGATGCCTTGTCCTCACACCGCTAAACTGCTCGGGTGGCCTGACACATGATTCAGCAGCTTCCGTTCACACGAGTCCTCGTTGAGCCCGTGTTCACTTGTTCACTGTGCGGCAAGGCTGAGAGACAGAACGGCTTTGTGAACAGTGTGCCGGCGTATTGGGCTTGCCAAGAATGCCGCGCCAAAATGCCTAGAATCGTTCTGCGCGTCATTGTGTACAAAGACGGATGGCGAGACTTGAGCGGCCACTGCGATTTTTGCAACACGTTCCCGTGCAAACATGTCACGCAGACTGGGGAGCTCAGGAATTTGCCGAAATGGGATGCGAACAGAAAATGAGCGAAGTGAAAGTCGGGGACTATATAGAGAGAGAAAACGGTCGGTTGATGGTGGTCTACAAAGTCTACGACGACATGGGACCCAACATTCACGGGTACGCCTTTCGACCGGCCACAAAACTTGAGAGGCTGAAGTTTCGGTTTTGGAGGTTGATGCGACGATGAGCGAGAGAACCAGACGCTTTCTGGAAACGCACGACGAGATAATGAAATGCCACTCAGAAGAGGACTACATGAAGCTGATCGCGCGGTACATGGGGCAGACCTTCGATTTCGAGAAGTTCAAGAACATGCCACCGCTAATCTCACTGCTTGACTCGAAGGGCAAACTCATCTTTGTTCAAATAACACACTGCGATTGGTGTGGAGCCCTCTTGCCTCATCACTACGAGATGGTAGACGACGCGATCCGTTGCATGTACTTCTGTTCAGAAGAATGCTTGTCTGCCTTCGACGCTAAATATCCGCCGGGAGTGGGGGGCTGGCCGGGCATCAAACTGTCAGTCAGAGGTTTGTTTGTGAGGTTGAAAGATCTATGAGACTGTTCAAGAGAAAACTGAGTAGGCTGCCGCCCGAGCCCGAGCGCGCGTACGATCTTTCCGACTTGCCTCGAGCAGCTGGCTTTGGCAATACGGTCTTCGTTGAAGATAGAGATCTGTTTATGGGTCAACGAACCGAGATCGGACCGCTGCCAACGAAATGGACCTGTCAATACTGCAACTGTGTGAACCCGCCAGAGAACGTGCACTGCGAACACTGTGGAGCTCCGCACACTGAACACGCAAAACAGTCTGAGCCCATTGCAGATGTTGGAGACCAACTGAGAAATCTCGAGCGGCTTGTCTTACGCATTAGCAGTCTCAACCGCAGACTCTTCGAAGAGAACGACGAGTACAAACCTGACCAAGATGGAGAGAGCGTGATACTTGGATGAAGAACAAACGAATGGTATTTTTCGGAACGACTGGCTCACGAAAGACGATGGCAGAGGCTATTCTAGCCTTGAGAGAGCAAAGCAGCCCGCCTGAAAACATGAATTGCCCCGAGTGCGCAGCACGAATACACTTGTTTGACGACGCGTACATGGAAGGCCACAAGCGGAAAATGAAAGTGGAAAAGACGGAGCAAGGCACAGAATACACTTGCCCTAGATGCGGCTACAAAGTTGTTCGTCTCTCATGCGGCTTCTGGATAACGATTCCACAGTCACGCGCATTCCTGGTGAAAAAATGAAGATCGTGCAAGTGATCGAATGTGTGAAGTGCGGAAACAAAGAGACCGCTCCCTATGGCGACCCCGCGAACCTGAAAACGCCATGGGAAATTTGGCCCAACGGGTGCCCGAAATGTGGCAACTCCAAAATCGACGTCACAGTGATCGTCGACAAGAGCGACCTAGTGAAAGGCACCGCTCAGTCGACCAGAAAAATTGTGGAAGCCATGTTCAACATGACAGACGCCGTCGTTCCGCCGCGCAAACTGCAGTGCGGGTGTGAAATAGGCATTGAAGGCGGAGCGTTCGTTATCAAGCCATGTTCGCCGCGTTGTTCAGTCTATCAGTACGTCGTTGAAGAGTCACGTCGACAAGGCCATCCCGTCCACTTTGTTGAGTTGAAAGAATGAACATCACAATCGAAATGGGGCTCGGACCTACGACAGTGACTCTTGAAGCTCAGAGTGAGGAAGAGGGTAGGTTTTTGGCAAAGTTCTTCGAGAATGAATTGAAAACAGTTGCTAAACAATTCCCGTTACGCGAAGTGGCAAAAATCAAGCCGCCGACAAATTGTCCGTTGTTGGGCGTTGAAGAGTGCCCCTGTAATGAAGTGGTACATTGCCCTTTGAAGGGAAGGACGTGAAAGAATGAAACTGCAAGAAGCTGAGCAGCTGGCCTTCAAGATCCTTCAAGTGATCGAGCCTTGCTGCGAACGTGTAGCAGTGGCCGGATCTGTGAGACGTCGACACGGAGAACCGCACGACATCGACATCGTTCTGATTCCGAAGCCGTTCATGTGGACCCAAATTCAGCCTTTGATGAGAGCCGAGCTTGACGCCCGGCAAGGTATCGCCGGCAGCCAGATCATTCGCATGTACGTCCCCTTCGCCAACGTGCCAGACGGTCAGGTTCAAGTGGACTTCTACGCTGCGACTCAGAAGACGTGGGGCGTACTTCTGCTCATACGCACTGGCAGCACCGAACACAACCTTCGTCTGTGCACGCATGCGAAAGCGTTGGGAATGATGCTCAGTGCCTCTCGAGGCGTGATCGAGAACGGTGAAGTGGTCGCAAGCCGAACGGAAGAGGAGATTTTTAAGGCGTTGATTTTGCCCTATGTGGCGCCAGGAGACCGCGAAGCATGAAAGATTATGTCCTATTCCATCTTGCCAAGTTTGCGCCGCTCGCGCCGGTCCGGCCCTATGTGTATTGTGATGAAACCTTGTACGATCAGATCAAGTCAGGCAAGAAGACCGTCGAGTATAGAGAGGTCACGCGTCCATGGCTCAGGCTACTGTGTAATGACGCGTTTTGGAGAGTCTACAACGAACGCATATTGGCAGCGAGTCCCTTGTTCAAGGACCTCACAGAGTTTTTGAGGGTTCACCGGGCTCGGTTTGTGTACAAGTACCCGAAAGACTCTGTGCCAAGGTTGGAAGCTGACATCACAGGGCTCTCGTACGACCCCGTGTATACTCGCCTTCAGATACACGTTGCCAATGTCAGAGAGGTTGTGGCAAAGATCTGCGGGCTTCCCGTAGTCATTGATGAGAAAGAACCGAATTGGAGACTCGAACTGTCAGGAGACTTTAAGGCATGAATGAAAATTACGAGTGGCATATAGCGCATTGTGCATTCTGCGGCAAAGGCGTATTTTGGGCCCTTTTTTTGGGACGAATTGTGCAGCTTCGAAATGGTTGGAGCGCCCACAAGCAATGTTATGGCAACTACGAAAAACAGCGTGAGACAAATGAAAGCTCTGTTGAATGCTGAGGGAAAGAAGATCTGGGGCTACGTGTTTCCAGACGGCGAGGTCCCTGTCAAAACTATTTCGCCGATCGACGCTCAGATCGAGGGGCTCGGCAAGACCCCCGTGTATTTGGTCGACTGGGCTGCCTTGGTCATTCACGAGCGCGAAGCCATTCTCGAACACTTGAAAGCAAGGTTCGGAGATTCCAGAGCCGCGGTTGAAACCGAGATTTTGAAATCCGGTTTGCCGTTGCGTGCAGAGTTGGTTTCAGCTGTTTCGATCGATGCGAGGTTTTTCTTTTGACAGACACGTGCTGCTTGGACTGCAAAACAAAACCGTGCAATCACTACAACTGTCGAGACAATAAGCCGCCTGAGTGGTGCAAAGATAGCGTACTGAAGAACGTGAAAGAAATGTGCATGGGGGCTTGCGATGACTTCAGCTGAACCGTGGCCGCCGCACGCAGAAGAATTAGGGGCATGGGTCAGAGTTAGGAAGTGGAGCAGTCGTGCCTTGCTCTTCAAATTGAAGACGCCGACGGAACCGCGGCCGGAGCACGCGAGGAAATGGGGCAAGTGCCTTGGATGCGGTCAGTGGCACTGGCTCTTTGAGTATGAAGGCGGCCCTAACGATCTCTTGTGCGAGGGTTGTATTGACGAGTTTCACGCTCGCGTGCACGACGCTCAAGACCGCATGGCTCAAGGCTCAGAGCGTGAGTCGGAAGAGTGGGCGGAAGAGTATTATGAAGAGCCTGACGGGGAGGGCTTCTGTTGAGCTTGGACAACTTCTTTCCGACGTCGGCACCGCAGAAGCCAGTTGAGCAACGCTGTGACAACCCGAAGTGTCGACGCCTTCTTACGCCGAAGGTCGTGAAGTATGAGCTCACTCGAGGCGGAAAGAAACAGACGCTCTGTCAACCTTGCGCGAAAGCTATTCTCAGACCACAAGAGGAGACTGGAACCCTGTGACGCGCGTCACGACACCTGTGTGGCTGATGATTCAGGCCGCCCGGTCCGACTTTGACGCACACTTGAAAGGAGGCAAGCAATGTCAGATAAGCCAATGGTGCCAGTAGAATACATCACAAGCATACGTCGACGATGCACTGAACTCATGAATCAAGGGTTCAAGCTGGCTCGAATTCGTATGAGCCCCCACGTGCACGCCGAATTGCTCGAGGAATTCCGCAGACAACGTGACCTATTCCCGCGGACCTTGCCCCGCGGGGCAAACGCCGTCGCCATCACAAGTTTGTGCGGTCTACCCGTACTCATTGATTTCGGACAGGTTGAATTCGCCGTTGAGGTACAAACATGACTGAGCCGTTCACACTTCTCGATCTCTGTTGTGGGATGGGCGGTTGGAGCATTGGCTTTCACCGCGCTGGCTTTGTGTGCACAGGGGTCGATGTCATTGACGTCGGATATCCGTACGATCTAGTTCTTGCCGATGTTCGAGACTGGCATCCGAACAAACGCTATGATGTTGCAGTAGCGAGTCCGCCTTGCACTGAATATTCTCAATTAGTGCGCCTGGCAGTTAGCAGAGGACAAAGAGGACCTGCAAACCCCGCGAAGGGCTCAGAGTTAGTCAAAGCGTGCGTACGAATCATTGAGGAAGTCAAACCGAAGATCTGGATTCTGGAGAATGTTGCCGGTTCCCTGGACTACATAACGCCAATATGCGGCTCGCCCAAAGTTGTTCATAGACCGTGGTTTCTTTGGGGTGATTTTCCAGCGTTCATGCTCACTCAATCCAATTTGCCGCGCAAGACTGACGGCGGAATCGGTGGCCGCCGTTATCATCAGCCCCATGACACACTGAACTCGATTTTCGCGTTCAATCCATTACGTTCTTTTTACCGGGCAAAGATTCCGCTTCCGCTTTCGGTCCCTATAGGAAAAGCATGTTATGAGAAACTCTTGGAGGGGACTATCAATGGTTAGGTCAGACAACAAGCGCGCAAAAGCCCGCGAAGTTATGGAAGCAATGCCACTACGCAAATACATTGACCTTCGACAATTAGCGTGGAAAGCTGGGTTGACTGTTCTTGAGATGGCCGCGTTTCTCCGTGAATGGAGGCACGACGGCCACATGCGAATGAGAGACCGAACGTACTCTGTCAGAGGGTGCCATGTCACAATTCACGAATGGAAAAGACTGCAGGAGTTGAACACTGTTGATTGATTTGAACACGTTTCTGTTTCTTTTGGGCTTCGGCCTTCTCAACTCGTTAGGCGGTGCACTGATCGCGTGGGTGATCTGCGGCCGAAAGCCAGCTGAGAAGTGTAAGAAATGTCCTTATGGAAAGTGATCTGATGCCGAGTAAAGAGGAATTGAAAGACAAAATCAGGAACGCGATAAATGGATGGAACAAGGTGAGCCTTGACGATGTCTCTGAGTCTTCGCTCATCACATTGATGCGTCTATCAGGAGAGAGTTCAGGGGACATTGAAACAGCGATCCATGACTTGCTGAGAATGGGGTATATTTTCGTTTCCAAAACAGAACGATATTTCCGAGAAAAGAACCCCAGAGGGAGTGATTGAATGCCCTACAGAATTTCAGATCAGCTGTCACTACCTGACGAAGCGGTCACGTGGGTCATAAGCTACCTCGCCAAACGAGGGGCCGGCAAAACGTACTGTGCTTCCGATCAAGCTGAAGAAATGTTGAAGGCCGGAGTCCCGATCGTCGTCATTGACGGCATGGGTATCTGGTGGGGACTCAGGGTCAACTATGACGGCACAAACGCCGGCTTGCCGATCGTTGTCTTCGGCGGCGACCACGCAGACTTGCCTCTGATCCCCGAGAAAGCAGCTGAGATCGCTAGGGCAGTTGTAGAATCGAACATCTCTTGTGTACTGGACCTGAGCGGTTTCAGCAAGTATGCTGCACGCAAGATCGTGACTAGCTTTCTGAACGAGCTTTATCGCTTGAACCGTGCAGAACGTCATGTCTTCATTGAAGAGGCGGATCTCTGGGCCCCACAGCGTCCACTTGGACCTGAAGAAAACTTGTGTCTCAGTGCAGTCGACAACTTTGTGCGAAGAGGCGGCAACCACAATCTCGGGTGCACGCTCATAACGCAGCGTAGCGCAGTGTTGAACAAGGATATCCTGACGCAGTCCGACTGTCTCGTGATCTTGAGGACCTTGGCCCCGCAAGACAAGAAAGCTATTCAAGCATGGGTCGAAGAGCAAACCGACGAAGACAAAACAAAAGTGAAAAAGTGGTACGACACGCTGAAGGAGCTCGAGAACGGCCAAGCGTATGTTTGGCACCCCGAGAAGCCGGCGATCTTTGCTAAGATTCAGTTTCGAAAGAGAGAGACATTCCATGCGACCAGAGAATTCGTGCGCAGTCCACAAGCAAGCAAAATCGTTCTCATGGACGTCGACGAATTCATTCAGAGATTCAAGAGCGTCTTTGAAGTGAAACCTGAACACAAACTTGAGATTAAGACTGAGCGTAAGAGTGAGCATAAGGTTGAGCCTGAGCCCAAGGCCAAGTTTGAGATCAAGCAGCCACCGCCGCCGTTAGGGCCGCCCGCAACAGTTGTCGAAACCAGTAACACTAGCGTGACTCAAACGCTTCCGACCATCGTCATAAACCAGTTCAAGCCCACGCTCACGGTTCCAGTTGAAGTGTTGAACGAGCCCACAACACCGCTCGGCAAGGTCGTTGTTGTGTTGAAGAATGACGCGCAGAACAAGGGAAGACAGGACAAGTGGAGCATCAACCGCACAAAAATGCACGTTCGAGATCACGGATGGGACGATGAAGGTGTCGAAGACGCGATCGCGCAGCTGATTCGCTGGGAGATCCTAGTCAAACAGCCGAGTAAATATCTTCGGTTTTACCCTGAGCGCGTGCAGATCGTAGAGAACAACGACCGACTCAAGGTCGCATAACGGGGGTGAATCAATGGACGATCCAGTAGTCAAAAAGTTGGTTCGGGAGCAGTTGAGAAAACGGATACTTGCCTACGTTCAGGCCGTGAGGGGAGAAAGCTATGACTCGGCTTCGGTCAAAGCGGACAAACTGCAGTTTGGCGTCAATCTAATGCTTGAAGCGTTATATGAAATCTTGGGGGTGAACTGATGGAAAGAAAAGAGACGACTGTTCTTGGCCCGGGGCCGAACAGGGTTGAGGTCCCTGAATGTTGGAACATGGACTGGTCGATGCGAGTCCTATGCTACACGCCGCATCAATGGATAGATCTAGCCAAAGAATTCGAACCGCCAAACAACGGCGAAGGCACCTTGCAGATCACTGTCAGAATTCCATACGTAGCGTATCGCAGCTTGCTTGACTACGTTGCTCAAACCGAGAAAGGAGTCTTGCGAACCGACCGTGCTGAAGATCTCAAACTTGTCCACAGACTGCTGGATATCCTGACCAAAGCGATAGATAAAAAACCCTGATTTCAATGTGCCTGGCTCGCGCTCAGACTATATGCATTGCCGAAAAGGATGAATATATAGCCAAAACCGAAAAATCGACTGCCGCAGGATTGCCAAAAAGCCTCATTTCATTGGAAAAACAGCGTTCCAGAAATCTGCGGATTTTGGGCTCTTACACATTATCATGTAAAAACAGAGGTCTACGATCTGCAATTTCTATATGTGAAAAAGCGTAACTTCACGGACTCGCATGAGTGGCATCTTTGATGCCCGGCAACCAGTACTAAACGTGCAAACACTGCCACTCATGACGTTGAGGCTGGTTTTGTTAGGCAAAACGTGCTGGGTGGCTTCCCACGTAGTTTACGCCTCGAGCGACCGCTGCAAGCCGCGATATGTCCCTCTGCATAGCTTGAGTTGGACTCACTGGCACGAGGTTTCTGTGAAGACTTATGCCGCCCACTTGTTCGAGTGCTTGAAAAGTAGTTTTCCAGCCAGACCCGTCGACAGTGTCCTCTACGACGACAACGTCGAAGTGTACTGCACTCAAGTTTTCAGGCGGCAACGTGATGTGCAGTTGATCGCCTAGCAGAAGGTTGTCCTCTCCGTCGACGGAGACTGTGAGTTGTCGGACCGGGTCTTTCCGTTGCATGAGAATGGACTCGCCGCGTACTCCGCAAGCTGTGTCGCCCCAGAGATCGTCGTCGACCACGACTAGGTCGCACTGGTCATACGCGGTTTGGCTATCGGCGTCTGCTGCGATGTTTCGCCATCGCCCGAAGCTCAGACATAGGGCGTCGTATTTCATGTAGTCAGCGACGTTGTTGTGGCCGGCTGTTTGGAATTCGATGCCGCTGATTTGTTCCCAGTCAGGAGATCCGACGCTGCTCCATTTGCCGTCAGGGTTTCCGACGCTATTGTACTCGTTGCTGCGGCCTAGAGCGTAAGTGTATTTCGTCCATGCCCCGCCGGGGTCGGTGAAGTCTGCCTCGAAATAGTTGGCGTCGTCAGGCGCGTATATCCGCACGTGTAAAGTTGAAGGCGAACCTGAAGATTTCGCGTGCCATTCAAGCTGACTGTAACCCGCGAGCCCTTCGACCCAGTAAGGACCTAGGCCGTCAATGTGAATTTGTGTGTCGAACACGCCGCCGACGTTTGCGCATGTGATTTTGATGCTTGACGTCTGCAGAACTCTGTCGCCGCCATCCGTGCTCAACAGAGTGCCAACGTCCCTGGTCCAGTCAGTTGAGTCCTCAGTCCAGTCGTCGCCGTTTGCCGGTTCTTTGCGTCCGAATGCCAACGGGTCCTTTGGATTGAACTCTGTCTTTTTGCCGTACACGAGAATGCGGTTCTTGATCTCGCCGGCCATGCTAAGAGTGTAGACTACGAAGTGCCGGCCGTAGGTGAGTGTTTTGACGCCTGTTGTTCTGAACGGTCGATTTTTCCACACGAGCCCGGGTGTCAACGCTGAGACTGCTTTCACGTAGTAGTCTCGACGGACCTGTGTGCCCGCGTTGATCCAGTAATCGCTCAGATTCTTGAGGATATCCGCGTATGTTTGGGCGTCAGCTGTCAGGCTCACGTGATCTGTGCATGCGTCTACGTTTGTAGCGTCAATGCCAAGGTCTGTGCACACGGCATTTGCGATCACGTCTGCGTCGACGTTGGCCCAGACTTTGCGAGAGTTGATTCGCTGCAGCAGACGGGCACCCATGTCCAAGCCGGAGACTGTTCTCAGCACGCCGTCTTTTCCGCCTTGCGAGGTTATGGTTTCAATGTTTCCCGTCATTTTCGGGGTGTCAGTTGCCGGGTTGATCGTGCCCTTTTTGATGTAGATTTCGACCCAGTCATGTTTTGAGATGTCATTGAATCTGTAGATACTGTCAGACCCGCTCTTGCTTGGAAGAATGAAGCGGAAATTACCCGCTTGGCTTGTGAGAATGTTTTTGACTTTGATGTCCCACGCGTAGTTTGCCAGTGCATGCAGAAGCGCGCTACTCTCGAAGTCGTGAATGTGAACTAGCGTTTGAAGTCTGACGTCGCTCATTTACGGGGTCCCCTGGTTTTCCATCATGATGTCACCGACGCTCATAGCAACTGTAGCCACGCCTAGGCCCGCCTGGACGACTTGAAGGATGCCGAACGGTGTTGTGCTCATGAGAAGGTTCAAGGATGAATGCAGAAGTCTGATTATGCCGATGAACCGTTGAATGTACATGACGGCTTGATTGATGTTTTCAGGCAGCCCGAACCGTTTGAGAAGTGCCATGCTTCTGTAGGCGATCATTTCGATTTTACGTATGTTGTCTATTGTGCCTTGTACGATTATGTCTAGGTTGAAAGTGATGGTCTCTTCACTCATGTGTGGTCGCCTTCAAAAGAATGTGTGCCTTGATTAGTTCGGCAAGATCGCCTCTTATCATGTCAACAGCTGGGGTCATGTATGGGTACTTCTTTTCAAGATAGCCAGCGTAATCGACTAGCCGTCCAGTCTTAGGGTTCACAACGTAGCCGCCTGCGCGTATTGAAATGCGCCGCCAAGCTAGTGTTTTGCCCCCGCGTTCAATGCGAATGCTATCTCGGCACGAACCTGTTTCGACCCGCACGAGAATCTGAGCCATGTCACGCGCAAAGTGAGCCCTCTCAAGAAGGACCTCTTCAGCCCATTCCGCCATTTTTTCGGGAAGTGTTGCTAGAATGCCTTTGACGACGACGTCTTCCCAGTTGAAAGTTATGGTTTCGCTCATACGTCCAACGCAAACCTTTCGACTTCAGTCCATCCAGCAAGGTCCATACGCGTGTATTCTGTGAATTTCAAGCTGAGCGCGTGCCTGGCTTCGCTGCCATCCGCGCTGTATTGCCAGTCAGGTTTATCCATAGTCACGCGAAACTGAGCGACAAGGTCGCCCATGTCAATCCATTGCCAGTCTTCGTCGTCTGAGCCCTGCGCGATATCGAGGAATACTTGACCGGGCATCGTGTCAGCTGTGCGCGTCCATGTTCCTTGGTCTAGGTCGGCTAGAATCTCAACGCTCGCTAATTCGCTTCCGAGATTTTGCGTGATAGCTCCAAACATGCCGGGTGGGTCCTGTTTGGGGTTTCGCATTGGCACCTCAAAATGCCGGCTGAACCTTGTGTTCGGTAAGGTGAAGTCGCCCTTGTAGATCATGATGAAGTCGTAGTACACGTGCCCTACCGCTTCGTTGCATTCAAGCCAAATATGGTCGATTGTTAGTCCCGTGGTTATGGCTGCTGAAAAAACTTTCCAAGTGGTGCTGTTGACTGCAGCTAGAACGATTTGCCCGCTGGCGTCGCCGAACTCAATAACAACTTTGGCCTTCACACTTCCATTGCTGCACTTGTAGCGTCCTCGAATTTTCGTGTAGGCTGTAGAAGATAGACCCAGATTCGCTGTGTTCCTGTAGTATCCGACTTTGTTGCCGCCACTGTTCGTCGCTTCGATGTCGAAAGCGTCGTCCTTGTATGACACCAAGGCTGCAAGCGTCTGACCGTCCTCTATTTTCGAGAACAGACTGGTTTCAGATTCTTTGCCATCGTAGAGTTTGCCGTGCCCATAACTTATGGTTACGTTTGCTTTTGTCATTACGTTAGACCTCTCTCATAGTCAAGACTATACTCACAGGCCCACAAGTAGGCCCCGCCAATCCGCTCAGTCAGCGGTTTCATTCCCGACACCCGTCGCAGTGACGCGATCGGGTTTGCTTCAAAAGCTGCACGCATAACAGCTTCGGCTTTCTCAAGAACCTTTATGCCGGTTATGCCGGTCTTATCCATAGCGAACACGCTGATCGGCACGTGTTCTCTGTAGCCAAGCGGATAGTGATCTGAGTCTATCAGTGCCGAACTCGTTGCTTGTCCAATGCTGAAAATGACATCGATGGCTTTATCGATGAACACTCTGCTCAACGGGTAGTCGGGCAGATCAAAAGCCTTGATTATTGGGGCTTGCGTGATGCCATCATCTTTCGTGATCCCTGTGCCTGTGACGTAAGTATCTAGGAAAACTTTGGTTCTGTTTTGTGCACTATCAACCATATTTTGCGCCTCGAGTTGGAGTTTTGAGGTGACGAACCCGCAGAGGAAGAGTGTCGATCAGGTATCCGTTGCGTCGGAACTTGCCCCACATGTAGACACATTCGCATGACTCGTGGCCCGGCTGCCAGTCATATAGTTGTTTCAGCACCAGGGTTCTGCACACGCTTGTTCCGAAGGCTAAGTGCCCTTGACAGTCTGGGGCCTCGTAGTCTAGGGCTACAGCAACTAACTTCGGGTTTGTCTGCAGCAAGTCGATCGCTGCTTGCGGATAGTTGAACGGAAGAAGAGTGTCCACGTCAAGGTTCAACGTGAACTCGGCCTCTGCTAGAGCGATGCCTCTTTTCCGCGCAATATGCAGCGGCTCGTCAACAAGAGCTTTGATGTATGTTCTCGAGTAAGGCTCGAGTCCTTCGCCGCCGTCGCTGTCTATCACGATCACCTGACCCGTTGAAAGTAAAGGCAGATGGTGATCTCTGAACGCGCGCACAATTTTCGCGTCTTCTTTGACGGGAATGACTATGCTCAGTTCAGCCCTCAGCATGGCATGTCAAAGCCCCGGGAATCCGCTTGGAACGTCACCGATGTAGTGCAATTCATACCAGTCCAGCAACAAGTCTGCAAGGTTATTGGACCATATCCTGACGTAGTCAACATTCTTGCCAATGGTCAGGTGAGCCTTCAGGTCCACTAGCGTGTAGGTTGCATCATTACAGGCTACGACGATCTCACCGCTGTCTGTACCATCAGCATACTCTATTCGGAAAGACACTGTGCCTGCTCCAACGCCAGCACGCATTTTGACTTCGATGGACCATTTCGTGAAGAGGCCAGACGTCATTTGAATGCCCCAGCCGATCGCTGACTGCGCGATATATCCCGTGTATGGCACTGCGACGTAGGTGTTTCCTGAGTAGGCTTCTGCAGGGTTCGTTTCAATATCTGGCCCGCCACCGCAACCGCCGCCGCCTGTCTCCCAATCGTCAAGGTCCTCAAAATCTTCCTCAATGAACGCGCCGGACGCAACGCCAAAGAACAAGGCTTCAACGTCGCATTTGTAGAACACGAGTTTGTTAGCTAGAAACAGCATGGTTCGAGACGTGATAACGTATTGTACCTTGCTCGCGTCGTTGACTCTATCTCCCTCAAACACTTCGGCAAGGGTATACAAAAGGGAGACGTACTTCGTGCGCATGCCCGCGCGATCGTAAACTGTTGCAGGGTTCTGAGGCAGTAAAACGCCTTCGATCGTTGACTCTGTGTAGCTTGGCAGATACCAACCTGTTATGGTTTCCTGGCTGTTGAGAGTCAGGGTGAAAAGTGTGAGATCTGCAGAGAGCCCGTTGCTTTCAAACTGATTTTTCAGTTTGTTGAAGAAATCCTCTTCACCATCCCATTTGCTCGGTACGCCTGTCATGACCGTCTTCAGGGTCAACTGCAGTTCATAGAACGCGAAAGTATCGAGGAATCGATGTTTCTTGAAGGATTCGACAACATACACATTTCCGGCCGCGTCGGTCACTTCGTCTCTTTGTATGAACGCTGTTTTTGTGATGCAGATTGCGTCGTATCGGACATAGATGCCAGGCATCAGTAGAAAGGAGTTCAAACCTTTCGGTATGATGAAGCCTTGAACAGTGGACTCCGCAAAGGTCTTGGCGTACCATCCTGTTATAGCGTCTGGTGCTCCTAGACTGAGCGTTCGCTTTGTAATGTCTGCAGTGGCGCCTAGCTCGGTCCACTTGTTCTCAAGAATTCCGTAGACGTCGGGGACTACTGCGGCCATGTTTTCAACCTAGAGGGTGGTTTTCTGTTGGGGAAGTTTTCCAGCCAGTCTGAATACGCGTCGGGTAGGTCATACTGACTCGCTGTACAGTTTTGCCGTTTGAGCTCATTGAGATACCATTTCTGAAATTCAGGGTGTGTGTATTCATCTTGAGTCGCCATGGGTTCAGCCCACCATGACTTGCATACCGTCGTCTGCGCTGCCTTTGATTAGGCGGTCCGCTGCGTCCTTGATGAGTTGAACGGCAGTAGGGTCCTTCATGAGATCGTTTGTCGTGACGTTGATGCCTCCGAGGCTTGCGACGTCGACGCTTTTGTAGAAGCTGTAGTAGATCATGCGCGCGACTAGGAAGACCGCGGCCTTCTCGTTTGACTCGAGAGTCACGGTTTTGGTTCCTGCAGTCCCGGCCATGTTTGTCAGTTCGCAGCCGAACAGGTTGAGCGTGTCGATGGCAAGGTCAATGACGCTCTCAGTGTTTATCGCTGGCAGCTTCGTTGTGTTCAGGTTCATTACGCTGTGAAGCGTTGCGTAGGTTACGACGACCATTCAGATCACGCCTTGTACCCGTAGGCTATGTAGATGCAGTCGACGTTTGTGCCGGCGCCCGTGATCGTGCACGCGTTGAGAGCGATGGTGTTGGCCATTTCTGTGCCGTCTGCTTTCTTGACGAACAGTGCTTTCAGCAGTGCTACGCTGCTCTTGAAGTTGTCAAGGGTCACAGTGTCGTTCTGTGAGACTTGGACCTCTCCGAATTCCGCTCGATGGTAGAGTCCTTTTTTCTGTTTCCAGATCGTTTCTGCTCTATCAACCATTTTCAGTCACCATGAATAAGTGAACTAAGTGGAATAAATGGTACAGAGGGGTGGATTTGAACCACCGACCTCAAGGTTATGAGCCTGGCGGGACGACCTGTCTTCCCTACCTCTGTACGCTCCGTGAGATTGACACTTGCGTGTTAAACATGTTTGTGTCAAAGATGCTTCGATCTTTGGCTCTTCGCAATTCGAAAACGCCTGAAAGTTAGACGGATATAGACTCGAGTCTTAGTGACGCTGATGAGCCATTGTCCGGGAACGCTCGAGTAGGATCTCGAGTCTTACCCGACGGCTAACGTCTGATAGTGAGCTCGCCCGGACGTCAGCAACGTCCCTTTTGCGTCGGAAAACACCGCTCCAGCGGCGCCCTCAACGACGGACAACGTCTCTTGTGTCAGCTGCAGGAGATCTCGCTCCGTCCTCTTTGCGTCAGGACCTTGACTCGAGCGGAGGATTTATCGACGCACTTCGTCTGATGTTGGGCTGCCAGGATCTCCGGGAGCGTCTGATTTGCGTCGGAAATGAAAGAGAATCTGATGTATCCCATCCGGCCGATCGTACGAGTCGACGAGCTCATAGTTTAGCGTTCGGAACATGCCGACATAGTCGTGGTGGAAGTTGTGCCAGTCTAGTTTTTCGTCTTCCGCTGGGTTGAAGTATTCCATGAGCACTAGGTCGTCGCTCAGTTTCGTGAGGTTTGTGCATGCGTCCGACCACGGGTGCTTTTCTGAGTCTTTGGAGACTTCAGGTATGTGCATGAGAACGGTTCTTGTCAGAGCTATCTCGAACGGTTTCTCTGGCAGAGGCAGATCTGAAGCTCGTACGTTGACCGCTTTAAGGACGAACTCAGCTGCGGGCTCTGTGATATCGCATTTGGCAAGTTGAATGTTCTTGTACTCATGTCTTTCAATGCGTTCTTGTGCGCGGTTCAGCATACTGTCAGACCAGTCGACAGCGACAACTCGAGGGATCTGTTGAAAACTTGAGAAGAGCTCACCGCTTCCGCAGCCGACGTCGATGAGGCTTTGTGGGTGAGTCTTGATGAGATAGGCAGCTACGATTCGTCTTCCGAAGACGTCGGGCACGTAGTAGACTGAGCCGCGGCGTTCCCAGTAATCGTGGAGTCGGTGTTCAACGTCGCTCATCATTTGGTTTCGAACCTCACGACTTCATGGTCGCATTTGCAGATTTTGCAGTAGTGTTTCTCACGGACCTCTTTGACAGAAAGAAATACGTTGTCAATGTAGAGTAGAGCTCCTTTGCCGTCGCCGTTTGGATGGCCGCACTTGGGGCATGCTGGAAAGCAAGCGTCGTACAATTCACCGCAGTTTTCGCATGGCGGTCGAACGCACATCAGTCCATGCCCTCGACGATCTTCATGAAGCGGTCTGCAACGGGCTTCTCGTCGTGCACGGTTACAGCGTACTCGTAGCCTTTGCTTCCGAACTTGCGTACGAGACTCGGGTTCTCAACGAGCAGTTTGCTTTTGCTTCGCAAGTCGTCGTCGTCAGTCCACTGGATAAACGGGTTCTTGACGCTTGGATATTCTTTGTCCATGATCTCAATCACGTCAGGGTCCAGTCGACAGAACACAGCTGCCTTGAACATGCTGGCTTCGATTGCTGCGAGCCCGTATGCTCCGATCACGTGTTGATCGTAGTAGATGTTTGTTCGAGCGAGGATTCGCATGCACTGGTCCCATGTGAAGTTTTGCACGACTTGGTATTCCACGAGCGGATTGTTCAAGATCAATTCGGTGATGATGCGATAGAACAGGGCTGAGCCTTTTCGTTCCTGACTGGTTGGTGCGTGTGAAACCACGATTTTTCTGATGTCTCCGTCAAAGATCTTCAGGGCCCGGTGATCTGGGGCACACATGCCGTAAACGCGTTTGAGTTCTCCGATCGGCCGTGCAACTGGCATCCATACGCCTGTTGGAACTATGCGTAGCAAGTCGGGGGTGCTCAAGAGCGTTTCGTATCCGCCGGTGCCGAACATTTCGTCGGCTTGCTTCACAATATCCTTGCCGTAGGTGCGGACGTCGCTGCCATGGAAGTAGAGCAGTATCTTTTTGCCTTTCAGCTTCTCTTTGTCTAGGTGTAAGCCGCTGAAGAATGGTTTCACAGCTGTGTGGAAAACTATGACGTCTGCAGTGTAGACCATTTCGCGGCAGCTTTCTTCTCGGTAGTAACGCATCTCTGCGATCGTTGGGTAGTCTATGTAGTTGTTGTTTGCGCGCATGTTGATTGCTTGGACGTCTTTGCGCTTGTTCAGGGCATGCGCTAACGTGTAGCCGGCGCCGGCCATGTCTGCGAAACAAAGATTCAGGACCTTCAAGTTTCATCGTCTCCGACGCTGTGACCCTTGAAGGGTCGCTTGCGTTTTGTCGGTTTCTCTTCTGTTTCCGTTTCCGAGGGCGGTAACGGTTCGTCGGTTTCTACAGTGATCTGTGTAGTGTCCGACACTATTCGCGGTTCAGTGACCTTTTCAGCTTCAACGGGCTGCTCAGTCCCGACGCTTGGACTCGGCTGTGTGTCGGTGATCTTCGGGGCTAACTTCTTTTCAAGGTCAAGCTGTTGTGGTTCGAGTCTTTCGAGCTTGTGGAACGTGACGCTGCTGCCATGATAGACGATTTTGACGTTGCATTCACCGTTCTGCAAGCCGTCGAACACGTCCCAGCCCTTGCCGACGAGGATCTCCTCGAGGGCAGCCTTGATCTTCTCGTAGACAGCGTTTTCCAAGGCCCACTGGCCTATCTTAATCTGGGTGGTTTCCATCTTGTTGACCACCTCCTGTCAGTTTTTTAAGAGTGGAAAGGACTTCGCCCATGTCTTTCGGTTCAAGCCATCCGCGCTGCATGAGATCAACCATGTAGTTCTGATGTGGGATGAGCCGACTTTGATCTTTGAACGGTTTGAAGTGCACGATCGCAAAATGGTCGGTCCAATAGATCGGGTATTTCTCCTCGATCAACCGTTCAAACTTGTCTCTGAGATGCCAGTGTGTCCCGCGATAGTGCATGCCTTCTTCTTTCTGAAAGACTCGCGGATGCCAGGCTTTGACCATGCGCTCCGCGTGTGTGCCCGGGTTGTACAGAGGACAGTTGGCCACGATGCAGCCGCTTTCGTACGTTGCCTCCATGGACTCTTGAAAGTCGCCCATGACCATCTCGTCCGCGTCGATGATCAGAAACCAGTCGCCTAGAGGCACGGCGTCGATAAGAGCGGTTCGCTTGACAGCTTGATTTTGCCATGGTTTGTCGCGTCCTTCAGCGGGGTGCAGATACAGTGTTTGAGGCAGACCCTTGAAGTGTTTGATGATTTCCAGAGATCCGTCGGTGCTGAATGGTTCAGCGTCTGGGACGAATTCTTTGTATCGCTGATAGTAGAGGTCGTAAGCTCCGTCTGCAACGATCACCTGGTCCACGACTTCGCGTACGCTCTCAAGTGTTGCTGCTAAGAAGGTTCGGTCGTTGTAGACGTTTATGAGCGCATGCAGTTTCAAGGTTTCTTCCTCGATGGACATTCAGGGTTTTCGCAAGATCTTCTATGACGGAGAAGGTCGTCGGCCGTGAAGAGAATCTGGTCTTCGCAGACAGGCATCGGTATACCGAGTATTTTGATGATGCCTGACGTCAAACTAAAGCCTCATCGATCTTGGCTTTCGTCGGTTGCGATGTGACTTGCTTGAATAATTCGACGCAGGCTTCTTTGGTTGGAGCTTCGACTTCTATGCCGCCGAAGCCGTCACGGTTGATGCGAAATTTCGGTGGACTCTGAGGCTGTTTTGTGCATTTCGTGCATTCTTCTGGCTCGTTCATGTTTTCACGTCGACCGTGGCTTTGAGAAGTTTCTGAATAGCGAGTAAGATTGGTTTGGGGATATATCGTTTTCGACGCTCCGCACGCCTTAGTTGTTGTCCTGTTCTGTAGCTAGATGGTCTCGTACAGCTTGCAGCAAGTCCTGTGGCAATGCTTTCTTTGCTAACGGAGCATCAGTGTGAGGAAGAACGCGACGTTTTCTTCTACCGAAGACGCCGGCATCTGGAGTGTTGAAAGAGACTTCTGATCCGTAGCCCCATCCAGCACTATTTTTGGCCTTCGCGCGGTAATAGATCGCCGTTTGAAAAGGCAGATCCGTGAACTTGTGTGTGAAGGTGCCAGTGCTGAACGAGCCCGCTTCAGTCCAGCTGTTCGGGTATGAACCGCTGTACAGACCCCATTCGAAGCCTCGTTCGCTGGGGTTTTCGCCGCCCGTGTTGGTGATGTTTCCGTTGAATGTTGCGCGGACTGGCATTCTAGTATTCCTCGATGGTTGTGGCTGCTTGAGTTGTCACTGTTGGACCGACAACGCCCGTTTCTTCCGAACCTGTCGCTCCAAACGAAGGCTCGGGGGTGACGTATTTTGTGACGAAAACGTCATCCCAATAATGGCCTTGGCCGCCTTGGGAAGATGTGAAGAACCCTATTTTACTTTGGCTTGCTCCCTTCAGAGCGTCGGTTATTCCAGCACCGCTTTTCTTTGACTTGTCAATCCAGACGTCGTATTTTGTTCCAGCGATATCGTAGTTCCAGATGCACTCAAATTTGTACCATGTGTTCAGAACCCATAGGGTGTCTGTTGGCAGATTCAGATACGCTGCTCCGTTGTAGTATTGAAAGTGTCCGTTGTCTCTGAAGACCGTGTAGCAGTTGGCGTTGCCGAGACTGTTCGTCGGCACGTAGTTGTAGTACATCTGATTGGCAGGCCCATTTGTTGTTCTCACCCAGAACACGACGCGGCCTTTGGTTTGGCATGACGCAGGCAGCGTTTTCTTGAGCGTGTTTATGCCTATGCGAAGTCCTCTGACTGAGCAAGTCCCATTCTTGAAGGCAACCGCGCTGATCGTGTAGTCTGCGTCGACTGGTTGGTCCCATCTGAGCATATCGCCGTTCTCTGCGTCTTCCCAGAACACAAACGTGTTTGGCCCGTTGCTCAACGAGCCGGCTGCAGCGTTGCCATAGTAGACATAGATGTCTCTGTCGACAGCTGACAGGTCTTCGCCCACTTCGACGAAAGCGTATGCGTAGCCTGCGCCAGACTCAACGATGCAGTAATCCAGAAGTGTATCGCCGTCACTCGATGCGAAACGGACATCGCTGAAATCCGCTTTAGCATGATTTTCACAGTAGACTTTGCGTGCAGTGAAGCTGCCATACGTTTCGTCTGCGCCCGCTCCTGACCCTGAGTTCAGTTTGATGAGTATCTGGTACAGCGTGCCGGCGCCAGCTGCGTGGACTATAGTTTGCTTTTTCCTATAGTCCCAACCTGTGAGCCAGTTGACCATACAGACGCCTCAGTCACGTGTAGTTGGTCAAGACGCGATCTAGAACGTCTAGGGTTTGTGAGGCTCTCTTACGATGTTCAGCTTGGCGGTCGAGTTCCGTGTCGTACTTGCGAATGAAAGCCTCCATGTCACGCATTACTGTGGAAACGTCGCCTATCATGGTTGCCCAGTTGGCTTCATTCGCTGCCTTGGTCTCATCGATGAACTCGTTTATCCGTTCGCTTGACCGCTTGATCTCGGTACTGAATTCTTCCGCGATCTCTCTGGCCACTAGGACCGGTGTTGTTATGAGAAGCGTACTGAATTTCTTGCTGAATTCCTCGAGCATTGCTTTCGCTTTCTCTTCAGCCGTTTTGGTGTCAGGGTTCACGCGTTTTTCTATCGCTCTTGCTGCACCGTGAGCGACGGCTTCCGCTTCCTTTTCGAGTTCTGCGAGCTCCTCTTCGACTGTTTTTCCGCTTTGACTCATGGGTGTACCTTCGTTAGTTAGTACGGAGCTCTGGCGTGCTAGGGGTGGCCACCCTTAGCGGCCTTCATTGCTCCAAAGTTGTGAAATGGGATATCCTCAGACTTGTAGGCGTCCCGATATGTGCGTACGACACACATGTGCATTATGTGCAGTATGTGCGTTATGACACCTATCGCCTTTCGGCTGAACGCCTCGTTATTCGGCCCTCGCCAGTGTCGGGGCCTACGCCTCAGAAATCAAGGGTTATCGTGAAGGGTTGAGGTCTCTGTCTGAGGAAAACTGGAATTCCACTAAGAAAGGGGGGTGGAGTTACGTGTCACTCCGGGTTGCGTGTTGCTTCGTTCTACGTCTATGCGACGTGGCTTGTCCAGATACGGACGATTTCTTTGGCGTCTAGGATTTTGACGCCGAACGTGTGAGAAGCCGAGATGCGTAGTTTTCTGGCTGCGATCTGTTTGTCGGTCTCGATCAGCAAGTCTCGTTTGGGTGCGAGTGCGATTGCTCGTTTGCCGCGCATCAAGTAGCACAGGTCGACTGTGCCTGTTGCGGTGTTGGTTCTCTGTTGTGTTGGCCGGTAATCTCCGACCACGAGTTTAACGCCGAACAGCGTCTCGATGAGTCCTTGCTGTATGACCTTCGGGTCAGCGAAAGCGATCACTTGCGACGCGGTCAATTCTTCGAGTAGCGCACCGTACGCGTACGGTGTGAGGTAGACGACGCATTCGTATGGTTTCACTGCTTTGCCCGCTGCACCCATCAGCAGTTTAAGGGCTTTCGGAATGTTGGTCGAGTAGAAGTATGCTGAGCCGGTGAGTCTTGTGACGTTGCCAGCGAAGTTGGTGTTTGACAGTGCTTCGACCAATGACATGATTTTCGCGTCTTCTGACCTGACACCTGCGTCTGCGAAGGCTTTGTTGACCTCTTCGAGGAGGTTGCTGTCAAAGCGTTCGAGCAAGTAGTAGCTCAGGTCCGCCCACGCCATAGCCTCGTAAAGTGTGGTTGTGACTGATCCGATGAACGAGGCTTCAGCGATGGAAGCGGGGGCTGCGTTGCCGACTGCTCCGAGTTGTGTGAAGTCGAAGTCCATGACGTAAGGAATGTTTGCGACGTCACCTTGCTCAGTCTTCAGGATTTCAGTGGTCCAGACATGGTCTCTCATGTTGGCTTTCAGTTCGTTGGATCGGTAGTTAGGAATGGCGACGGTCCATTGTTCTTGCATTCGCCATCCTTCGCTTGCGACAGTCTTGAAGGACTCGATGAGTTTCTGGCTTTTTGCTGGGGGTGTGACCCAGCCTTTGCCTGAGCCCGCTTGGGGTTTGAGTGCTTCCTGAATCAGTTTTGTTTGAGCTTCGAAGGCTTCTTTCATAGCAGCAGCGAAGCCGCTGAAATCGATAACGATGGGTTTGTCTTCTGCTTCGTGTCCTTTTGGTTCTGCTTTGCTCAATGCTATCACCTATTTTAGCCGTTTTTTCGTCCTCAGTGGACTGACGGCAGCAATCCTGTCTCTGAAGAGGTCCGGAGTGGACTTTCGAGGGCAGTTAGGCTGTGTCTGCCGGGACGCATCATCGAGCGTCCCTCTCGAGTGGATATTTGGTGTCGCGCTTACGCGTTCCTAGAACTTCACGCTGATCTTCTTTGCCATCCGCTTCATTGACTTGACTTTTTCTTCGAGCTCTTCGATGTACCGTTCCTTTTGCAGAAAGTCTTCGTTCTGTCTTGTGATCTGCTTGTTCAAGGCCATGTTTATTCTCAATGCTTCGCTGTACTTGCCACGGACCTCTTCAAGTTCCTGTGCGAATTTGTCGGCGAGGTCACTGTTTTTCTTGCTGTTGTCCATGGCTTCTTGAAGGTCTTTTTCGCGTCGACTTAGTCTGACTTCAAGTTCGTTGCGCTCAGTCTGGAAGCGTCTCGTGGTGTCCTCGTGTTTCTCGTTGTCTTTGTTCAGCTGTTCGACTTTTCCTTCAAGTTTCAGTCGGTTGTTCTTTTCTTCGACGTACTTCACGTTGATGCTGTCACGATTCGCTTTGAGGCCCTTGACTTCTGACTCGAATTTGACTTGCGTGTCTGCTAAGGTGGCTTCGGCCGTGCTTGCCCGTTCTAATGCTAGTGAGAGCTCAAGTTCATGCTGGCTGTGCATCAGTTGTTGTTCGCCGTACTTGCATTGTGCAGCGCAGATCGCTTCCGCGCTCTCTTTGTCTTTTCCGTCGGCCATGACAGCTGCTACGCAGTCGTCGAAGCTGCCTTCATTGATTGCTCTGATAGCCATTTCGCCGAGACTCAGGAAGAAGGCTTTGGCCTCTAGTGCTGTTTTGAAGCGCATTTCAGCTAGGCGTGCTGTGTTGCGAATGTTGCCGCAGATCCGTCTCGCTGACTCTTCCTTGTAACCTCCGCCGTGCATGTCGGTCAAACATTGCTCCCAACGATAGTCGCCTTCGACTGGTTCCTTGCTCGTGTCGTCGACCGCCGCGGTTCCAGCTGCTACGCCGGTTCCTTCTGGCGTGTGTGTCTGTGTTTCTGGTGCCGGTTCGTCCGGGATGCACTTGCCTTGTTCTCCGCTGTAGTGTTGACCTTCGGGGCACTGGAATTTGGCGTCTGGTTGTGTGCCTTTGTCAGTTGATGCTTTCGGGTCTTCTGTTGCTGACAATTCGCCTTCTTTTGGCTTGCCGAATCCTACGATTCTCACGCGTTCCTGTCGGGCTCTAGGCATCGGTAGAAACTTCTCGATCGGAAACATTCTCGCCATGGGTATGCCAGGAAGCACGTCGGTCGTCAGAAGACTGAAGCCTTTCTTGTTGAACTGGAATCCGTTGCATTGGTTTCCGCCTCGCGCGCTATTTGTGACCCCGGCCATGCAGCCGCCTTCAAGACTCACGTTGACTATGCGGTGCTTGTCGATGAGATCCGTCATTTTTTCTCCGTCGCAGATAGGGCAAATTGCGTCTTTGGGTACTTGCAGTATGGCTTCGACTGCGCCGTCTTCGGGTTTCGCGCCAATCACAGTAAGGACGCCCCACTTGTTGAGGGGGTTTTCTGGACTGAACCAGAACTCGTCTTTGTGATTGAGCGATGGGTGTGCGCCGGCAAGTGTGAGTGCAGCTGCCACTAAGTCGTTTTCGCTGTAGACGTTGTCGTTCATGCTCTTTATCGGAAAGCCGACGAGGACCTTGTAGTATTTGTTTTTCTCGTCCTCTCTGAGCAGCGAGATCATGTCTTTGGCCCATGTGAAGCTCTCTTTTGCTTGTCCGTAAGGGAGCGTTTCGTCTAGGTGTAGAGCGCTCAGCCAGGTGGCGTATTCTTGTTCTCCGCGTGGACATGGCATCGTTCCTTTGCAATAGTAGTTTTCGAATTCGCTTTTTATTCGTTCAAAATCTGGGTGTCTTTTCATGTTTTCACGTTCTCATGAGATAGCCCCTAACGCGAGGGCGAGGACCTGTGCACAGGTTGCTGATTAGCTGATTATGCGATTATGTGTTTATGTGATTTTGCGTGTCACGGGCTCCTTTGAGGTTGAAAGGTGCCTCTTGCCAGAACGTCAGACGTGACAGGAACCCGTGACGTCAAAGGTTGCTCAGGGCGATGAGATGAGCCTCTTGGCAAGCCCAAAACAAACTGAGCAGCCAGTGACTAGGATTTGATTCTGTCAGTGTCGACTTTGCGTGTTACCTTGACTTCGAGATAATCAGCAAGTCTCTCGAAGATCTCTTTTGGCAGGGGGTTAGTAGTGGCCCAGACCCCTTGAGTGGCATCCGCTTCAGTTGTCGGCGGCTCTGATGAGGGCTCACTTGTATCGAACAACGCGGGGTCAAACATTTCGGGGTCGAAAAGCCTTTTTACCATTCATACCGACTCTGTCATTCAATGTAGATGTAGCCGCCGTAAATCGTGGTCAAAGGATTGGTCGCCCACGCGGGTTGGATGCCCTTGATTTCTATGTAGTCGCCCACGGCCACGGTGATGCTTAGCCCGGTGTTGCTGAAGACTCTTTCACTGGCTGAAACTGAGAGCGTGGCAATCAAAGTATCAGTCGTGTTGTTTTTGCGAATGTAGAGACTCCATGCTTCAGCTGTGCCCGCCGTGCCTGAGTAAACGTAGATTTCAGCGATTTTGATCGTGCCCGCCTTGCGAATGTAGATCTTGCTCGTAGCCGCCACAGTAACGGGTGCCTTTGGCAACATCCCGAAATAGACGGTTGCACTGTCCGCCGGGCTTGAAGTCAGGGCTTGAACCATCAACGTGTACCCTAGGCCGCCGCCAGCAAGAACTTGCCAGGTTTGGTCGCCGCGCAGAAACTTCGTGGCGTCTGCTCCCGAGCCGCCCAGATTGACTGTTGGAACCTTCTGCGCTGCATCTAGCGGTGCATAACCCGAAACCGCACCTTTGTTAGCCTTATCTTCAAAGCCGGAAGCTGAAACTCCGTGAACGGAGACCACAGCTGAAATGTGGGTGTCTATTTCAGCGTGAGTATTCGTGCCTTTATCAGTCAAATTTGTGTGGGATTTCTCGGTCAGGCTTGCAAGTGCATCATGAGGAACAATAGTTCCAAGGGCATGGCGTGCAGTTAGATCGTGTTCGGTTACAGTGAATTTGGTGTGATGGTCGTTTTCTCCAATATCAGAAAGCTCGCTATGTGCTTTTGTTGAGTGACTTGCCAGAGTATGCGCTGAGTCGTGACGTTTGGAGACAGATTCCTGAGCAGCTGTTGACAGATTAGTATCAACGGCGATGGCACTCACTGTCACGAAAGTAGATGAATGTACTTCGTTGCCATGAGATTTAGGCGCGTGATCCTGAACCTGCGTTTTAGTCACGCCCTTCAATGAAGCGTCAACTGTTGGATCGGCTTCAGTTATGAGAAAGGCAGATGAGTGTGCTTCATTTCCATGATTTGCAGGTGCGTGCGTTTGAACCTGTGCTTTCGTTGAACCCCCCAATGTTGCAGCGTCAAGACCTAGGCCGTCATGCACTGTCTTGTTATGGTCGCTTAGTTCAGAACACGTTTTTGAGGTGTGGCTCGCCAATGTGTGCGCTTGCGCATGGTGATCGTCGGGGCCGACGCCTGTTAGTTCTGAATGACCCTTGCTGGAATGACTGGCTAAAGTATGCGCCTGTGCATGATGAGCGTCTGGCAACCCAGCGTGATATTCAATAGCCGATTCAGTAATGAACGCTGAAGTGTGAACCTCATTGCCATGCGACTTTGCTACGTGATCCCGAACTTGACCCTCAGTGTGACCGTTCAAAGTTGCCGCATTCACGCCCATCGCGTCGTGAAGTGCCTTGTCATGGTCCGTCAAAACATCAGCGGTTTCGCCTGGTTCATGTTCCGCATTCCACGCGACAGAACTGATCTCATGCGTAGGATCATTTGTTTTTACGCCTTGAGTGCTGTGCTTTATTCCGCCCATTCTACAGATATCTCCTCAAAACGGTTCGCAATGCGTCAAGTGCCTCAGCTTCCTTGAGGCGTTGTTGGGCTTGTGCCTCTAGTTCTTTTGAATGTTTGTCCGAGAAATCTTGTATCAACCCGAGAGCTTGTTCGAGATATTTAATGATGATATCCTGGTCCTCTAGTCTGAACTTTTGGAAGGTTTCAATGAAACGGTTGCAGACTTGACCCACAAGCGCAGGGCTATCAGTTCTCAAAGCATTCAACTGTTCTGTGAGTTCGCGCGTTTCTTCTGCTATCTTCCGTTTGGCTTCTTCTCGCATTTTGACTATGTCTTCTGCAAGTTCAAGTACGCTCATTGATGTCAACTTCTGAACGCGTCGGGGTCGATGTACAGCACCGCTCCCAGACTTTTCTTGTCAGCGCAACGCTTCACGAACTCGTCGACAAGCTCTTTGCTTCTCGAATGTTTTGTGTTCATACCGATCACCCTGACTTTGACAGATTTCTGTCAAACGTGTTTCCGAGCTCTTCGATTTGCTTCAAGTCTACATTTCTAGAGTCTGCACAATTAGACCTAGACTGCAGACCAGTCTGTGATGATAACGCTTTTAAGGAGATCTGACGTACTGAGTGGGAAGGTGAATGTCTTGAGACGCAAGACACGTGTGAAACAACCATCTGTCTCCTCGAAAGAGTGGTTGCTTGCGATCGGCGTTGACTTGGACGCGGTGCCAACACTTAGCGTACAGCCTCGTCGACGTCAGCCACGGACCTCGCAAAACTCGCAAGGGGTCCCTGTGACGTTCCCGGCCCGGAGTGAAGCGTACGCATTGCCTCTGAAGACGCGACGCAGACTTGTTTTGTCTGCATTGCCTAGAGTCCAGTTGCCCGGGCTCAGAATGTGACAGCACGGCAAGGTTTCACCGTTCCAGAGCACAGCCATGTACATGCTCATGCTCGTGCAGACTGACCATGTTGACGGTTTCTTTTGAGCGGTCTTCATGTCTTCGCTGATGTAGGAGATGATCTTCACGCCGTCCGTGTAACCGCGCATTTTGACTGCAATCATGTTCAGGTCGTTTTGAGTGAATTCTTCAGCCACGATGTTGAGTCGCATTCTCGGGTATTCGCCCTTTCGCATCGCATACAGTCGCCTTGCCTTCAGTAAGACTCGGCCCATGCCGGGTTGCTTGTGCACGCTGATTGCGATAGAGTCAAAGGCTTTCAGCAGAACCTTGTTCATGTGCTTGTTCAGGCACGTGCCGTTTGTTGCGATCTGCATTTCCCTGAAGCCCATCGCGTGCATTGCTAGGACGAATTCTTCAAACTTGGGGTGGAGCATGCTTTCGCCGGCGTAGCTTGGTGCCACGACCATCTCTGACGCTTTATGGTGCGTCTTGATTTCGTCGAGGATCTTGTAGAAGAGCTCACTTGTCATGCAGCCTTTCGGTCTGGCCGGATACAAGCTCGGACTCTGAGACCAACACTTCGCGCACTTCAAGTTGCACGCGTTTGTCAGTTCGATCGCCAGACACCGCAGACTCGGCGTTCGAAAGGTCACTGGGCCGGTTTCTCGTTGTTGCATCGGCTGCATGCGTACCATCCTTTTTCTTGGTCAATGATGAAGGCTTTGCCAACGATCTTTTCGCCGCACGTGTGACAGGTTTCTTTTTGCCTTGCTAGTTTCCGCTGCGTTTTCTCTTGCTGCTTGTACGCTTTTTCAAGTTGGTCTTCTATCGGCATATTTGTAGAGCCTCTAGGTCTTGCGTGTAGTTGAACCATGCACTCGGAGGCGACGTTAAACTCAGATAGTCGCTGATGTCGCTGACGCGGAGAAGTGTGCATCGACAGTTAGGGTGAACCAGTGGAATGATCTGATCGCCGCTGATGATGAGGTGCCACGGAAACATGAGTCGAAGCTCTGTGCCGCTGAACACTTGGTTCTTGAGTACGTCACAGGTCCAGCATGTTACCGGGTCCTCGATGGCGAGGTAGTACCAGAAGTCGAGGCTACTGTAGAAGGTTTGGCGGTGGAAGTCGAGGGGCTTGCGCTTCTTAGCCTCGAGAAACGCCTGGACAACTGCGACGATCTGTTCGTTGGTCAGATTGTCGAGGCTATTGTAGGGCGGTAACGGTGAAAGTTCTTGTCTGCTCAACGATGGCACCTTGCAGTTTTGTCGGGAGAATGGACTCTCTGAATCGGTCAAAGAGCTCGTTGCGAAGCACGATGAAGCACCGTTCTGTTTCAGGAGACAGCTTGTCTACGACTTTGCCTAGAGCCTCAGAGACCTTGCGTCGAGACTCTTGCCGGGCCTTGTCGACGTACACGTTTATTGATCGGTCGCCTTCGCGGATCGCTTCAGTCACGGTGATCGTCCGTGCTAGAAAGCTGCTTTTGATTGTGTCCAAACTCAGGTTGAGCGCGTGCATTTTGCCCGGGTCCAGCAATGGCATGTCAGGTTGAGCTTGCGCCGGATCTGGTTCTTTAATCTCTGGAAGCGGTATGCCTTTTTGTCGAATCAGGTCTTGCGCTTGGTCGAACGTGACTGTGCCGTTTCCTTTCAGTGTCCCGATATCCGTCAAAGTGACAGCGTCGAGCACGGCTCTTGGAGCTCCGAACTTGTGCAGTGGAGTCGGAATTCCGACCATTGGCTTGTAGAAGCGGTCCTCGATGATGCTGCTGTCATAGCGTTGTTCGCCTTGGACCATTCGGTCGACGCTTTCCAGCATCGTTCTAGCCGATGCTTCGCTTGCATTTCTCAGCAGCAGTATGAGTGGTGCGTGTAACCCTTCGCCTATTTGAAAGCTGATCTGGTTGATGTACTCGAGAAAGCGCACTTGCCCGCTGGGTTCCATGAATTGAAACCAGAAGTCCTCTTTTGTAACATGGCCAAAGTATAGGTCTTCGTCGACGTCTGCGCCGGTGACTGCGTTGTAGATGTCAGTCACGTCTTGCCCCGTGGCAAACACGCCTCTCGGTGCACTATAGCGGTGAATGATCTTCGGCATGTCCTTGTTAATTTGCTTGCGAGCCTCAATGAGATCCGCAATTTTGTCAAGAATGCTGCGCCCGTATGGGTGTGCAGTGTCTTCGTGAAGTATGAAGAGAACGATCTTTTCCATGTCTTCTTTTGTTTCCCACTTGGCCACTTCGCTGTTGCCGACGTCTTGCGTGTACTTCAAGGTCCTTCCGAATACGTCGCGCCAAATGTAGAAGCTCTCAGGCGGCATAATTTTGAGACCGCCGCCGTCGAGACGTTCAACGGGACAGAAGCCTTTGCACAGTTTCGTGTACTCGATCTCTCTGTACTTCTTTTGTGCATTGATGCCGCGAGCCCACTCGTCGACTGATATTTTGTTCTTGTGGTTCGGGTCTATCTTTACGTCCTTACTGTCTTTCGGCGGCATTTCCGTGTAGGACCCGACGCCGGCGATCATGTCAGCCAGGAGATCGAGTCCGATGCCGGCTTCAGGGTCCTGAGCAAGATCGTCGTACCTATACATGTTCGGGGGGTGAGGCATCTTTCCGCCGGTCCACTGTTGCATTGCGCTTGTTTGTCCTTTGTCAGCTTCTTTTTGTTTGCCGACGCCTATGCCGTGTCTGAATTGTACGCCTTCGCCAAGGGTCAACGGTGCACACTTGAATCCTGTTGACGAGCTCATTGTTTCGCCTCAGTTGTAGGGGGCCTTGGCAAGTCGAAGTGTAGACCCTCGTTCGTCATGACGCCCCTCATGAGACACTGACACAAGACACCTGATTGCCAGCCTTTCGGCCCGAATTCCACACTCATGAGAGCGAGGGTTTTCTTTCCGCATGATGGACAGGCTTGTGCTTCAACGTGTTTTTTGAGAGCGTTGACCTCGAGCAGTTTCTCATCGATCTTTGCCTTAACGTCTCCGTTGTGCTTTTGCTGTTTCTTTTTCAGCCAATCGAATCTCGACATTTTTGTCACCATGAATCTCAGATGTTCAGCGCAAGTCATGCGCGATACCTCATACAATACGACGTGCACTACGTCATGCACGACGGTGTGCAGCTTGGTACTTTTTGATCTCGTCCAGAAGGCCGTTGACGAACGTGTCAGCGTCCATGTTGACGAAGGCAATGGCAACCATGAGTCGACAGGCTTCCTGAATTTTGTGTTCGTTCAGCAGTCTGTTGACTTTGAGGGTTAAGCGTTTCTTGTCTTCTGGACGTAAATAGTACAAAGACGTCTGAGTAGAGCTCTTCGAATCAGACGGACATGAGACAATCCCGCTGCGATCGGAAGTGTCATGTCTCCTGATCGTCTCATGTCGGCTCCGGGAGGATCCTGCGAATGGCTCTTCAGCGTCTTGTCTTCTCAAGTTGATGTCTCCGTGCACAGATTGAACAGTGCTCTTCGCGTGTTGTGACGAGAGCCACGAGCAGAAGCTCAAGGTTGTTCATGTGTCAGCCTTCTGGAAGTTTGAGCATTTCTTGTTGAAGAAGGGTCGATCTGTGCCGTCTCCGAGATCTCTGTACGTGGGGTTTGTCTCAGCGGGGTTGAGATGGCACTGAAGACTGTTTCCCTCGCAAGGTTTCAGGTCTTTGCTGCAACTCATTGTTTGTTCCAGCCCTTCATTTCTGCGACTGCGACCAAAGCTGTGCAGACGCCGAACGCTACCAACGCTTCGATCACAGCGATATTTGGAGCTCCCACAGCTGCAAAGATCAGCATGAGAGTCATGAAGAAGAAAGCCATGCACAAGGCTAGGGTGCTGAGTCCTCGTTTGTCAATCATGTTCCGTACCTTTTGCGCGCAATCTTGCGCCCTCTTTTCCAGCGCATCTGATACATCTCTTTGCCTCATGTCCCGACAGCACTGCATGGCAGTCTACGCAGAAGGTTGGACCGAATATCTTTTTAGGCTTGTGCTTGGGTCCCCGGGTTATGGTCATGAGCCAGCAGAGTATCTTAAACGTGTCGTATTTGTCCCAGTCATAGTCTTCTTGGAGTAGCACGTTGAGATGGCTCATGAGGCTGCGAAAGAACGCTTTGTCGCACAGTTTCGAGAGTCTCGGCGGTAGCGGTGCCTGAAAGCCAAGGAACGGAGACTGTATGTCAGCGTCCATACACGGTCACGTTGAAGCTGAAATCAGTTATGACAGTGATGTTTCTGGCCACTGTCAACGTGAAGGTCACGTCAATTTGCTCCTCTCGATCAACGGTCTCGTTTGCGTAGTCCCATGTCATGTTGAGATACCTCTCAGCTTCCGCGGGAATGAAACCTGAGCAGTTGAACGTCAAAGTCACTGGTCTCGACCCTGTGTTGTAGACCTGTATGAGTGTCGAGTTTCGGCTTTCGCCCGGGTGCAGAGTGCCCCAGTCGATCATGTTAGGTGAGATGTCGATACCTACGCCTGAGAGCAAGTCAATGTTCTGAGGGCTCGGTTTATTGGCGAGGCTCAAGATCAAGACCACTAGGAAAAACACTGTGATGATGATTAGAGCGTTTCGCCCCTCGTTCACCACTTGCGCACTCCTGTCATAATTTGAGGTGGCCCGGCGTGTCGCAATCGTTCAAAGGCGCCTGACGTTGCGTCGACTTGGTCGTCGTGTTCGCCTAGAGGGAAGCTCTCGGCTTCGTCGAGGAACGGATTGATCCAGACGCCTTCGATTAGCCACACGTTGCCCGCTTCTGCAGCTGAACTGAAGGGGTTAGCCCGTAATTCCTTGTCGCCTGTTGCTCGTTGTCCGTGGAAAGTGAAGCCTGAGAGAATGTTGCGGCTGTAGTGACTGACTAGACTGATGCCTTCGCTCCCTGGCTCAATTTCCATGCAGATGCTCACGCGGTTCTTGTGCTGCATGTAGTCGAGGACGGCTGTTTGTTTGATGGCGTCCTCAGTTTCCTTCGGTGTCTTGCGGAAGCGTCTGATGTCTTCGATGTAGTACATGCCGTCTTTGAACGCGACTTTTGAGCCCACTGTGTAGTCTGGGTCTTTGCCTTGTTTCGGCGTGGTTGCAGCCATGTCCCAGAAGCGTACTCGAGTAGCGTCTTCAGGTGCAGCCTTGAGCATTGGGTGTGAATCGCTGATGAACCATTCACGTCGGAACTTGCTGCCGCCATGCTTCGCGCTCCAATCACCTTCAAGATACTGTCTCCGTGTGATGGGGTCTAGTTGGTTGAGGCTGCGAATGTAGCTGACTCGATCGAGGTTTGGATTGTCCTGCAGCTTGGCCGGTATGAAGATACGGCCCTCGACGTTCCTAATTGTGATTTCTTTGCTGTGACACGCCGGGCATTCGACTAAGATTTCGGCTTTGGTTACTTGTTGCTCTATGCCGCATTCCTGGCACTTCAGCCAAGGCAGAAAGCGTCGTTTGACCCAATCGTGCCCGATGTTGCCGGGGTTACTTGCGCCGCGCATGCGTAAGGGAACGTAGGCGCCTTCGAGTCGACGCAAACGTGAGAACAGATACCGGTATTGCCCTTCGAGAAACTGTGTTTTCTCGTCAAACCCGATAAACTGAAATTCGGCGGACTGGTAGCTGTACTTGTCTTGGTCGGTCTCGAGATATCCGAAGTTTAAACGTGCGGTCGACGGAAACGTCCACGCGTGGTTTACAGCGGACCAGTGAGCTTTTGTGCCTCCGAGCCATTGACTCGCCCGGTCCATGAGGGCTTCAGGCAAGGCAAGATCTCTATAGCTGCGTCGAAACAGTATTGCATTGTAGCCAGGTTCATTGACGAACTGCAAGGCAGCCATGAGTAAAGCGTCAGATTTGCCCCCGCCAGCTGCGCCGCCGTACAGGGCTTCGGGGCACAGGAGCATCAAGAACTCAGCTTGTCTAGGACTGAGCCCTTTGCCGTCAGGTCTAGGAAGGCGGTGTGTTGCTGGAATCCACTTGTTCTCCAGAACCGTGCGCTTGAAGATTTCGCTTAGCTGCTGTTTCGAGCAGAGTATCGTATCCTCTGAGAATTGCTCCAAGATCAGATTCGACCGTTATGTTACCCGCGATTGTTACGGGTGCCAGATTAAGTTTACCGAGGGTCTGCAGAATCCCGATCTGCGCAAGAGC